GTGTTGAAGCTGCCTTCCGTGGGGAGCGCGCGGAGGCGGTCCCCGGCGGCGGTGGCTTCCGGGCGGTAGACGAAGCCGCCGCCGAACGAGTCCGGCGACGAGGCGTTCTCGCGGAGCGTCGAGTCCACGAGCTGCGTCTGGCTCGAGTTGGCCTCCACCGTCGAGGAGAAGGCCGCCATGCAGCGGGCCGCCGTCTCCAGTCTGGCCGCGAGAAGCGTCGTCGTCATGCCGAGCCCCCTAGAGGTCCTCGGGGATCTCGTCCCCGTCCGTGTCGTCCTGGGGGTAGAGCGCCTCGTACTGCTCCGGGGTGAGCACCTGGTAGCCCTCGTAGCGCTTGGTCTCCAGGCGCCGCGTGCGCGGGTTCGCCTCGCGCTCGAACACCGGGTAGTTGCGGAGGTTGTTGAGGCGCAGCACGCGCACGGCGACGCGCTGGGGCGAGGCCGTGCGCGGGAGGCCGGGGATGAGCACCTGGCCGTTGGCGAACGCGAAGCCCTCCGTCTCGCCGGTGAAGGAGCCGTTGCGGGCGCGCACGCGCCAGCTCCGGTAGGCGTCCTCGGTCGTGAAGTTGCCGCCCTGCTCGGCCGGCTTGGCGGGCTTCGCCGGAGCCGCTGTCTTGGCGGCCTCGCTCACCTCGGCCTCGCGCTCGAGTGCGCTCATGCTCGCTTCGCGCGCTGCGCTCTCGGCGCGGAGCCGCTCGATCTCGTTGGCCTGCGCGTCGAGCTGGCGCTGGCGCTCGATCACCTCCTGCTCGAGCGCGGCGTTGTTCGCCTCGAGCTCGGCGAGGCGCTGGTCCTCATTCTCGGCCTGGTTGAGGCTGTCCGGTGCGGTCGGCGTGGCTGCTCGGGTCGTCGTGTTCCCCATCGTCCTATCCCTCCTGCGGCGGGTACATCACCGCGATCGCTTCGGGGCCGTCCTCGCGGTGCCAGCCCTCCTCGTTTTCGAGCTCCGCGAGGAAGCGCGCCACGCCCGAGAAGTTGCGATCGTGGAACGCGATCGCGCCTCCGGGGGCGATGAGGTCCTTCCAGGCGAGGTAGTCGCGCTTCACGGCGTTGTAGTGGTGCGCGGCGTCCACGAAGAGGAGCGCCACGCGGTCGCCGGCGAGGCGGAACATTTCGGCGGCGTCCGCCGAGTCCATATCGAGGAGGTGGACGCGCTCCGCGACGCCGTAGCGCGCGAGGTTCGCCTCCGTGTCCGGCCGGTAGGTGCCGAAGTAGTGATCGCGGTGAACGCCGAGCGCGTCCTCGCTGCCCGCCTCCACCGCCTCCGGCGTCACGTTCTCGAAGCGCTCGCCCTGGAAGTGGTCGACGCTGTAGACCGGCCCGGCCTGCGCGAGGCAGATCGCGCTCCGGCCCTTGTAGGTGCCGAGCTCCACGATCACGCCCGGCGGCGAGAGCCGCGCGAGGAGGTTGAGGTAGGCGCCCTCGACGGGCTCGAGGTAGCCTTCCACGTCCTGCGGGAACACGAAGCCATGCATCATGTTCGGGAAGTTGAACGGGATCGAGACCGCGATGGTCTCCTCGATGAGCTGGTTGGTCATTAGCCGGCCACCTCCACGAGCGGGTTGCGGGCCGGCTCCATCTGCTGCGGCGCCACGTCGAGCTCGAGCTCGCCGAAGTCGTGCTCCTCGTCCGTCCCCACCTTGAAGAAGTCGGCGAAGTCGGAGCGGTCGATCCAGGCGTGGCGGAACTCGTGGGCGCACTGAACGCCGAAATCCACCCACACGTCGAAGCCGGCCGCGCGGGCCTGCTCGCAGAAGAAGAAATCCTCACCGCCGCCGGTGTCGAGGTGCGAGCGGAACCACGGGCGCCGCTCGCCGGGGTGGGCGTCGCGGATCGCCTCGAGCACGCGCCGCTCGATGAGCATGGCGCCCGTCGCGATCGCGTCGCACTTCACGAGCGCGTCCGGCGTCGCCGGCAGCACCGCCGCGGCCTCGTACTCGGCCTGCGAGGGGTTGCGGCGGAGCCAGGCGGCGAAGTCGCGCGCGAGCGGCGCGTACCACTTCCCGCCGTCGCCCTGGTGGTCTTTGCCGAGCGGACACGTCCCATCGGGTTCGTCCTCGTGATGGAACCGATAGGCGTGCGGGGTCGGCTTCCCGCCGCGGGCGAAGTAGGTCCCGCCGACGACGGGCTTCGCGTCGCGGATGAGGCGGAGGAGGGCGTGCGCCGGGAACTGCATATCCGAGTCCATGAAGAACACATGCGTCGTCTTGGGGTCCGCGAGCGCGGTCTCCACGATCATGTTGCGGGCGATATCGATCGGCTTGTCCTCGACACGCACGAGGTAGGTCTGCTCCCGGCCCGGGATGCTCAGATTCACCATCGTGTCGAAGAAGTACGGCCGGATCGGCCCCAGGTGGGGCACGCCGATTGCGATCTTCCCCTCGAATCCTGCCACCGCTTGATCCCCCTGTTCGTGGCGGGGGCCCCGGAGGACCCCCATCACGTCTACTCGCTCTTGCCCGGAGGCTAGATCGAACCCGCGTTCACGCCCGTGGGGTTACCCACGGTCAGCACGTTCCAGTCGTCGTCCGCGCCGAGCGCGATCACCACCGCGCCGTAGTCCGGCGAGGTGCCCGCCACGGTCGTCACGGTCCGCACGTACTTGGCCTTCGTGTGGAAGCGCCGCTTGATCTCGAGGGTGGTGGTGATAGCCACCGTGCTCGAGGCGATCGTCTCCATCGTCAGGAGGTTCGTGAAGGTCGAGTTGTCCGTGGAGTGCTGGAGCGATACCTGTACGGTGTCGCCCACGCTCTGCTTCGGGATGATCACGCTGATCCCGAGTCCGCCCTTCGGCGTGCCGTTGATGGTCACGGCCGTGGCGGTCTCGGTCGCGGTCAGCGAGCCGGCCCCCGAGGTGCGGAGGAAGAGGTTGTTGTCCCGCATCGCTGCCGCTCCTTTCTAGGTGACCTTGAGGCCGATGGCCTTGCTCACGCATCGCGGACCCCAGGCAGCGGTGCCGAGAATCCACTTCATGCGCCAGCGGTAGTTGTCCTTGCTCTCGAGCTCGATCGGGCCCCGCACGTCGAGCGGCTGGGCCTGGATCATTTCCAGGTTGTCCGCCTGCTCCTTGACGAAGAACACGCGCGTGTTGTCCGAGGAGCCGAGGCCGCCGTCCGTGTAGGTGTTGAGGATCACCTGCGTGGACTGATCGGTCTTGAGCCCCAGGTCGAAGAACGGCGTGTCGCGCCACATGAACGCGGGGAGGTCCGCCGCGCGCGAGCCGAGCTCACGCGGGTTGTCCACGTCGAGCCGCGCCTGCTTCCAGTTGTAGTCGTTCCCGAGGAGCGACTGCTGGCGGAGGTGCGACTCGAAGCGGAGGAGGAACTGCTCGTTGCCGAAGCCGGCGGTCGGCTTGTGGCCGTCCGTGCGGAACATGGCCAGCTCGAGCCGGTCGATCGCGGCGATCGCGTTCGAGGTCGCCGAAATGTCGAGCTGGCTCGCGCCGATCGTCTGGTTGCTCGACAGCGCACCAACGATGCGGTTGAGGCCGTTGAACCCGTTGGGGTCCGAGCCCACGTCGCCGTTGATGAACTGGTCATTGATCTTGAGCGCGGCGCCCTTCTTCGCGAGGTTGAGCTGCGAGACGGATGCGCGCTGGATCGTGGGGCCCGAGAAGTCCTCGAGCACCTTCGGAATGTCGATGTGGTGCAGCATCTGGTAGACCACGTGAGTGATCTGTTTGCCGTCCACCGTCGCCTCCGAGATCGTGCCGTCGATCGGCACGAAGCCCGGGTTCGGGAGCTCGTCGTAGCGAACGCCCGTCTCCGAAAGTGCGTTGATGCTGCGGAACTTCATCAGGTCGGCGACAACGCCTTCCTGGGCGATCCCCAGCATGAGCCCCTTCGCGAGGGGCTCCTTCTCGAGCTTGGCGTACTGCGAAAGCGTGTAGGTCACGCTGGTACTCCTTTGCTCGGGTTAGCGCCGAGCCGCCCTCCCGCCGGACCGCTGGCGGCGGATGCCGTCACCAATGCCGGAAGAGAAGAGCTCGGTCGGGTCGTCGATCTTCGAGATATCGCGCTCCCTGCTGCGCTGCCCGCGAGGTGCGGCCTGGCCGCCCCCGATCATGGGCCGGGCGGCGCGAGGTCGTCCGGGAGGCGCTGTGCGCTGCTCACCGTTCCCCCCATCGCCACCGCTGCGCTGCGTGAAGCCACGCTCGAGTAGCTCGTCCACGTCACGCTCGAGGGCCGCGAGCCCTTCCTCGGATGCGGGGTAGCGCTGCTCCTGCTCCTGGCGGCGAGCAATCTCGGCCTGGAGCTCGGGAAAGCGGCTCAGTCGCTCAAACTGCCGCACGGACCGCTGATTGAGCTGAATCAGCCCGTCCGCTGCTGCTACCCGCTCGTCGGGGGTCTGCTGCTCGAAGGCGGCGGCGAGCTGCTTCGCTTGCGTGTAGACGGGCCCCTGGGGGTCCGTCTGAATCCACGCCAGGAGGCCGTCCGGGTCGCCGTCGAAGTGGGATTCCACCTCGAACACGAACCGGCGGTAGTTTTCCTGCGTGCGAAGCTGCTCGGTGAGCTGCTGCCGAACGGTCGTGCCGGCTAGGCGTGCCGACTCCTCGCGGAGTGCCTGCAAGAACGCCGGGTCTCGAAGTGCCTTGTTCGAGACCTCGGCGACTCGCGCGGCGTCGGCTGCGACGATGCGCCCCCACTCGGCCGGGCTCGGCTTCGTGGCGGGCTTCTTCGCGGTCGATTGCTCCGGCGCGGTTCGATCGTCCGGTGCGTCGTCGGCGTCGAGGTCGCCCTCTTCGTCGTCGAGCTCATCCGGCTCGTCGTCACCATCCTGCGTATCCGCGTCGAGCTCGTCGGAGTCGTCCGACGCGCCCGGGTCGGCGCCGTCCAGGTCGTCCTCGTCGATGAATCGGCCAGCGTCGAGGCCGGCGGTGATCCCCTCGAGCACGAGTGATTCCGGTGTCTCGGGCATCTGACCACGGGCGCGCGTATCCGCGGAGCTCCTGCCCCTCTCGGAGACGCCCTGGCCTTCCCTTACCGTCGTCATGGACTAGCACCTCCCCTAGCGGGGCCCCGTCTGTTCGGGCAACAAAAAGCGCCGGCCACCCTGGGGGGTGAGCCGGCGCCATTCGGTGCCATGCGCGGAGCCGTCCGCGTGCTGGGGCGAGTCTAGCCCCCCGTGGGTGCTCCTGTCACCCCCGGGCCGTCGTACCAGGTCCCGCACCGCCGGCATTGGGCCCACGTGCCAGCGGCCAGCGCCCCGACGTACTGCTGGTGCCCGGGGCGGCGCCGCGCCTCCTGACAGTCTGGGTTGTCGCAGAACACATGCGAGACGCCCGGCGCGAGCGCGCGCTCGTGGCGCGCGACGAGCGGCGGGCTGCCGTGGAGCGCGTACTCGGGCGGGCGCGTGAGGTCGATCACGGGCACGCGATCGGGCGTGATCGTGATCCCCTCGAGTCCGGTGATCCCCGTGTGGATGGTCATGCCGCCTCGCTCCTCATCTGCTGGAGCTGCTGCTCCGCCTGCGCTCGTTGCTGGGGAGTGGGGGTGCCAAAGAAGTACGCCGTGAGCGGGTCGCGGCGCGTTGCACGCTTGCGGTCGGGGGCGGTCGAGAGCGATCCGGCGATGCGCCGGCGCACGCCCGTCACGATGCGCGGGTCCACGTCGCCGGCCTGCGCGAGCACCTGGCGGAGCGCGCGGCTCATCGCGAGGTCGTCGGTCGAGGCCGCGCGAGCGCGCGCCCGGCTCCAGAGCTCGTCGATCGCCCGCGCCTCGTCGGCGGTGTAGCCCTGGTAGCGCGGGAGCTCGTAGTAGACGTTGGCAGCCTTGCGGTACGCCCGCACGAGCGGGGTATCCGAGGTGCCGAGGCTCTTGTCGATCGCCTCGTTGGTCGCCTGATCCCAGCCGGCCCGCGCGCGCTCGAGGGCGCCCTGGTCGACCGCGCCGGTGCTCGGGTCGGTCGAGTCGGCGATCGCCTTGAGGTAGCGCTTGAGCGGGTCCTTCGCGGCCTGCGCGTCGGTGATCGCCTGGCCGGGGCCGTAGACCGCCTCGAGCTGCCCGCGGAGCCGCACGGTGCGGTCGCCGCGCTGCTGCTGCCAGTCCTGGCGCGTGAGCTTGCCCTCGAGGAGCTGCTGGTCCGATGCGAGCTGCTGCTGGTAGGCCTGCTGCCGGAACGCGGCCGCCTGCCCGCCGCGTCCGCCCGCCTGGGCCTGCTCCTCGAGGATCTTCCCCTGGAGGTCCGGGTGGGCCGCCGCGAGCTCGTTGCGCTGCTGCGCCGTGAGCTCGCCGTACTGCTTGCCGAACGCCTGGCGTGCGAGCTGGTCGCCGGCGCCCTGCTCGTAGGCCTGCGTGCCGAGGCCCACGGCGGAGCCGACGCCCGCCACGAGGCCCTCGACGGGGCCAGCGCCGCGCGTGGCGTCCACGAGCTCCTGAATGAAGAGCGGCGTCACCATGCGGAGCGCCTGCTCACCCACCGCCGGCGGCGAGAATCGGAGCTGCTCGCCGGACGGGCTCTCGCCCTGGGCGCCGGCGACGACGGCAGCCGGGACCGGGGCGAGCTTGCTCTTGAGGAAGCGGTAGACCGTCTCGCCGCGCGCCTGGTCGTAGGTCTGGCCGGTGCGGGCGCTGGTCGCCTCGCCGGTGACGAGGTTCGCGACGAATCGGAAGAGCTGCTGATTGCCGCCCCAGATATCGATCCGGGTGCCGCCCGGGAGCGTGATCTTCCCGAAGTCCGAGCTCGTCGGCTCAACGCCCACGTTGGCGCCGGCGAGCTTCGCCAGCGCGAGGATGCCGATCCCGGTGCCGTAGAACGCGACGAGGTTCTTCGCGGCTTCCTTTCGCACGGCGGCGTCGCGGCTGAATACCGCGAGGTTGGCCTGCACCTTCCCGATGAGGTTCCGGGGCGCAAAGAAGAGCGCGTTGAGCGTCTGCGCGTGCGTCTGGAGCACCTCGGGGAGCTGCCCGCGGCCGGTGGCGGCGTTGATGAAGGCGCCCATCGCCTCGAGCCGGCTCGGCGGCATGGCCGCGAGCTGCTCCGGGGTGAAGCTCGTCAGCCAATCGTAGGCGACGCCGGCGCGCATCGAGTTTCCCGCGGCCGTGGCGGCGCGGCTCGACTGGCGCACGAGCGGGAGGTCCCCCACCGCGCGCGATAGGAACGCCTCGTCCTGGTGGCCGGCCTGGTCGAGAATCTCCACGCCCATCTTCTTGAGGTAGGGGTAGAGCGGGTTCCCGACGATCCGATCCGTCACCGCCTGCGCGCCCTCGACGGATCGCCATGCGGTGAGCTGGTCCTTCATGGAGCGGAGCCACGCCCGCGGGTGGGCGGGCGCGAGCATCGCGTTCTGGCGAAGCGAGTAGCTCACGTCGCCGGACGCCATGAGCGTGCGCGGGGCGTTGAGGAGGTCGAGCGCTGTCCGGCTGGGGTCCTCGCGGAGCTGCTGGAAGAGGCTCGCGACGCGCGCCACGCCCCGCTCCGGCGGCTCCGGCGCGAAGAGGCCCGGCTGGTGGCCGTAGTCGGAGGCGGGCGGTTGGTCCCCAAGGCCGGGGCGCACGGGCCGCGGCGGGTCGCCGAGAGCCTGCTCGAGCGCGGTCCCCTGGCCCTGACGTCGCGCCACCTCGAGCATGTGAGCCTGTCGCGGCGTGAGCTCGACGCCCGCCCGCTCCGCCGCCTGGGCGGCCCGGAGATCGGCGATCGCGCCATAGGTGCGCCGCTGGCGGGCGAGCGCCTGCTCCGCTGGAACCCCCCTGGGGACCGGGCGGAGGAAGTTGGCGCGCCGCTCGAGGAGCTGCTCGGCCCTTGCCTCGGACCGCTCGAGCCCCTCGCGTGCCTGCGCGAGCACGCGCTGGAGGCGCTTGCTCGTGGGGTTCATGCCGAGATCGCCCTCGAGCTGCGCGACGAGAGCGCGCTGCGCCTCGGCCTGCTCCTGGTAGCGCGTGATCTGCTTCTCACGGTGAGCGGAGGCGGCCTCGATCCGCGCGAGCGCCTCGTCCGAGAGCGGCGCCCGTGGCGACGGGCGCGCCGCGTTGGCCTCGTCGATCAGGATGCCAATGTCCTTGCCGAACACGCGCTTGAGGAGCGCCGTCTGCGCCGGCTGCACGTTCTCACCGTCGATGAGCGCCTTGAGCGCGCGGAGGCCCTGCCATTGGGTGAACTCCCCTTCGCCTTCGAGGACGCCCTGAATGTGATCGGCGAGTGCGTCGCGGGCCTCGTCCGTGATCTCGAGCGGCGCCGCAAACGTCTTGCGGAGCGGACCAACGCGCGCCGCCTGACTGGCGCCGGAGAGCCGATCATCGAGCGATGCGCCGGAGGCATTGGCCGCGTCGAAGCTGCGCCGTAGGCGCCCCGCCTGGAGTCGGCGCCCGGCGGCGATCTCGTCCATCACCTGACCGGAGCGGCGCAGATCCACCTCCTGCGCGAGCGCCTGCTGGAGGGCGTGGAAGGCCGGCTCGTCGGGCACTCCCGGGCGATTGTTCACGTATGGGCCCGGCGTCGGCTGCTGGCGGAACGTCGGTTCGTCCGGCACGGTGGCGCGAGAAGCCACCGGAGCCTCCATGCCGGCGGCCTCGAAGAGGTCCGGGCCCTGCTGCCGAGGGACGGCCGGCTCCTGCGGCGCGATCTCGCCGAGCGTGGCCTGGCCGGCGGTGCGTGGCGCGGCGGCCTCCGCCTGCGTGCGCACGCGGCTCATCACCTCCGCCTCGAGGGAGCCGAGCCGCTGGTTGATGCTCGCGAGCTCGGTCTGGCCGGCGGCCTCGAGCTGCGACACATCGACGCCGGCACGCTCCCCCAGGCTCTTCACGGACGCGATCTCGCGGTTGATGTTGCGCTGGGCCGCGAGGAGCTCGTCCTGGAGCTTCGCCCCCTCGCGCACCGCCTGGTAGAGCGGCGTGGAGTCGCCACCGAAGCCGTTGCCCTCGAAGCCCGGGAGCTGGCGATTCTCGAACGCGGGGGCGAGGCGGTCGAGCATCCGGCGGACGGCGGTGGGCGAGGGGAGGGTCTCGCCCTTGCCGCGGCGCACGAGCGCGTCGAATGTGCCTTGTGCGTCCTCCTCGCTCACGCCGAACATGCGGCGGAAGCGGCCCACCTCGGCGGCGATGCCCTCGAGCTGCGGGTTGGCCGTCACGCGGTCCACGATCGCGGCGCCGGCGTGCCCAACGTCGAGGGTGCGCTGCACCTTCTCCGCGCTCATGCGCGCCTGGGCGCCGATCTCGTCGGCGCTCATCCCGTGATCGGCGAGCGTCGAGAAGGCGCGCACGCGCTCGCGGACGTTCTGCTCCGCCTGCCCGAAGTTGCCGAGGATCGCCTCGGTCTGGGCGCGGTTCATGCCGGCGCTGGTCGTGAGGTCGGCGTTGACGACGCGCACGGGGAGGTCCTCGGCGCCGACACGGCGGGCGGCCTCGAGGCGGTGGTGGCCGGAGAGCACGACGTAGCCGCCCTCGGGGTCCGGTGCCACCACGAGCGGGTCCACCCGGTCCGGGCTCCAGTTTTCCACGAGGTTCTGCACCTTGCGCTCATCGAAGCTCGTCCCGGGCGTCGTGTCGCGCGCCTGGAAGAGCTCGGGACGGGTGCGGATCTGCTCGAGCGGGAGCCGGCCAGCGTCGCCAGGGGCGATCGTGTGCGAGGCGGCGACCGCCTCGGCGTCCACGGGGCGCGGCTGCTGGCCCTGCGGCTCCACCGGCGCCAGGTCGCCGCCGAAGTCCGGGTAGCCGTTCGGGCGAGTGTTGGGGCTGTCGGAGCGCATCCGGTAGCGGCTGCCGTCTGATCGTTCGTAGATCGTCTCGCCGGCGGCGTTCTTGCCGATCACCGTGTCGTCTGCGGGGATGATCGTCTCGCGCGGAGCGGTCGGGTTACGCGAGGCATCCGCGGCCCGCTTGTATTCGGCGAGGCGCTCGCGCGCGGAGGGTTGCTGATCCCCACGCATGAACGGCTCCGCCGGCTGGTCGGGAGCGCCACCGCGTAGGCCTGCCGGAGGCGGCTCCTCGCCGCGGGCCTGCTGCTCCTGGAAGCGGCGCATCGCCTCCTCTCGGATCTTCGCGAGGCGGTCCTTCGCGATCGGCGCGGGGCGCGCGTCCGCCTGGCGGGCGCGCGAGAGCGCGTCCTCGACCGTGCCGGTCGTGGGTGCGCCCAGCTTGGCGCGGAACCCCTCGATGAGTCCGGTGTCCACCTCGCGCATATCGGTGGGGACGGGCCCGTTGTAGAGCGCCTCGCGCGCGGCGGCCTGCTGCTCCGGGGTGGTGGCGCCGATCGAGCGCCCGAACGTCTCCATGAGCTGCTTCTTGGTCTCTTCGGAGACCGCGCCGGTCTCGGCCACCTCGCGCTGCGCCTGCGCCTGGAGCCGCTGCACCTCGGCGGCCCGTCCGCCGCGCATGAACGGCTCGCGGGGCTGGTCAGCACCTCCGGCCATGCCAGGCATACCGCCACCGGGAGGCGGCTGGTTGCGCCCGGCGTAGAAGTCGGCCATATCCGGGAGCGCCTCGCCCGGCACGGGGTACTCGTTCGAGCGCACGTCGAACACTTCCGTGAGTCGGGGCGCGCCCTTGAGCTTCTTCGAGTAGCCGATCACGCCGTCGTAGCCGGCATCCTTCACGGCCTGGGCCGCAATGCGCTCCTGGAGTGCGTAGGCGAGAAGGTTCCCCCCGCGGCTGTTCTGGATGATGCGCTCGGCCTCGTACCCGATCGGGTCGTCGATGCCGTAACGCGAGAGGAGCTCGATCACGGCCCAGGTGTGTTCGTTCGAGCCCTGGCGCCGGAAGTCGCCCAGGCCGTTCTTCAACACGTCCTCGCGCATCCTTTGATACGCGCCCTTCCCCTTGAGGAAGTCGTAGGCCGCCTCGGGGGCCTTTCCACCGGCGGCTGCTTGCACGAGGAGCGGGTCCTGGAAGCGGGTCCGCACCTGAACGCGGTCCGAGCCGCCGTATCCGCTCGGGGCCTTGTCCGTTCCTCGCGGCGCGCGGAAGTGGCGCTCATAGGGGCTCTTTGCCTCGGGCATGTAGAACGTGCCCGCGCGCACGGAATCCGCACCGGCCTGGTCCGGGACCTGGTAGCGCACGAGATCGAGCTCGATCGAGCCGTCCGGGTGGATCACGGTGCCCGGGGTGCTCTTGATCGCGGCGATCGCGTCGTCGCCGAGCACCTGATTGGGGCGCGCGCTCTTGCTCACGTCGCGCATCGGTGCGCCGCCGCTCATCAGGGGCGGGCGGAGGCCCTCGCCGCGCTGGAGCCGCTGGATCGCCTGCTCGTCCCAGAACACGTAGGCGTTGTGGCGAATCCCGCCACCCATCGTCACGCCGCCGTCGTAGCGGATGCCGGTATAGCCGAGGTCCGAGAGAGCGCGACGGATCGCCACCTGTGCTTCTTCGGTAGGCCCGATGTTTCTCCATAGATCGCGGAGCGTGCGCTGCGACCCGTCTCCGCGATTCATTGTCTCCGCAATCACACGGCGGATCGCGTCTCGCGCGTCGTCCGGGAGCGGAGCATCGGCGTCCAGCGCACCGTTGAGCACCGCGCGCGGGACGTTGAGCTCGGTCTGCTGGCCGGAGAACTGCCCCTTCGGGTAGATGCCGAACTGCTGCGTGGTCGGCGACGTGCGCCCGAGGTCCACCACGTCGAGCGTGTCTGGGGTGTACCGGCCCGTGACGTAGCGCCTGAGCTCGCGCGCCTCGGTGGCAGCATTTCCGCCAGCGCGCTCCACGATCCCGATCGCGTCCTGCACCTCGGCCGGATCGGGCATCCCCGCCATGCCGTAGGGGAGGGGCTGGCCCTTCTGCTCGCGGCGCGCGAGCGAGGCAAGCTGGCCGATGCGCGACTTCCAGAACTGCTCGATCGCCTCGTCCGCCGGCGAGAACTGGCCGGGCTCGAGGCGTCCGTTGCGATAGAAGTGCGTCACCACGTTCGGCTCGAAGAGCGGAGCGCGTTCGGCGCCCTTCACCTGGTACGAACGGGCGATCTCCGGGGAGTCGGTGAAATAGATGCCCTGCCCGAAGAGCGCGTTGGGCTGGCCCTTCGGGAGCGAGAGCGGCCCCGTAGGCTGCGCGTCGCCGCGATAGAGCGTCACGGTGTCCGCGGCCTGCTCCGGCGTGGCACGCATCGCGCCGCCGGCCAGCGCGGGGGCGGGCGCCGATGTTTCACGTGAAACATTGGCGCGGCGGAGCTGGCGCTGCGCCTCCTTCGCCGTGCGCTCCGCCGCGAATATCTCGCCGGCGAGCTGGCGCCGCTCGAACTGGCGGAGGGTGGCGAGCTCGTCGGCGGGGATGCGCGCGGCGAGGTAGTTGTCGACGTTCGAAACGTTGCCGAGGTCCTCGGCGCGCGGCACGGGGAACGCCCGTCCGCCGGTGCTGTAGTGCGGGTTGATGAGGTCCTGGCCTGCGGCGCGCCCCTGCTCGAACGCCTCGGGCGCGGCGGCACGCATGGCCTCCTGCGCCTGCTGGCGGGCGGTGGCGCGCCACGCGCTGCGCGTCGCGTTGATGCCGTGGAGGCCCGCCACGCCTCCCGCCAGGCCGCCAGCGAAGCCGGCGACGGCCTGAGCGGTCTCGCCTCCGCCGAGCGCCTCGGTCGCGGCGCCTGCGGCCCGGGCGCCGTAGTACCCGCCGACGCCCATCACGCCCTGAGCGGCGACGTTGGAGGCGATCCCGCCCTGCACGGCCGGGGCGATAGCTCCGGCGGCGAGGCGGCCAGCGAGGCCAGCGGATCCGAGACGCGCCAGCGCGGCGCCACCGGCGGCGGTCGAGCCGATGCCAGCGGAGGCGAGCGAGAGCGGAGAGAGCCCGGCGTCGAGGCCCACGGCGAGCGGCGTCCCGATCACGGGCACACGCTCGATCGCGTTCTTCACGGCGGTGCCGGGGTCGCCCGGGAGGATGAGGTCGGCGAACGCGGAGGCGCTCGTGGCGGCGCCGAACCCGGTGGCGAGCCCGTCGCGCACCTCGCGCGGCACGAGCGAGCGGAAGGCGTTGGCGACGTTGCCGAGGAAGCTGGGCCTATCGGGCCCGGCCGCCCCGGCCTCGGGAGGGTTTGCGATCGAGCGGAAGGCCTCTCCGGTCGCCTGGCGGCGAGCTGCCTGCGCCTGCTGCACGACGGGGGAGGGTGCGCGCGAGTCGCGGACGATCTGGCGCGCGGTCTGGATTGAGACGGGATCGCCAGCGGCAACGAGGGGGGAGATCCGCTCGGCCATAGCCTGCACGGCGGAGGCCTGACGGGCGCGGATGGTCGTCTGGGGCTCGTAGGCGTAGCTGGCCGGCTTGAACGGGTTGTAGGCCGGCGCCATGCTGCCCTCCTCTCGCGCGGTACGGGCAGCATAGCCGAAACGTTACGAACTGTCGTCACGCGCGAGGGCTTCGAGAAGCCGGAAAGCCGCCCAGAGCGTCCTCCGCTGCATCCGGTCCCATTCGAGCTCAACGGCTTCGAGCTGCGCCTCGGCCCGCTGCGCCGCGGCAAGCCTCCGGCGCGCTTGTGCTGCTGCGCGCTCCTCACTGAGAGCCCTCGATCGGATCCTGACGCGATCCACGCCATGAGCACGGAACACGGCCGTCACCCTGCAATACGCGGAGTGCGCGGTGAGGCCGCGCGCGGCGGCGATCTCCTCGAGCGTCCGCCCGTCCTCGAGCATCGTCTTTACCTCGAGCTCGGCCCGGGTGAGCGGCCGGAGGGGCGCGCCGAGGTTCACTCGTCCTCGACGCTGTAGCTCTCGCGGATGATCTTGTCGTGCGCCACCGAGAGCATGTAGAGGGCGCGCTCGAACGTGAGGCCGGAGTGGGCCCAGCGCGTGCCCTGGTCGCAGCGGATCACCACGAGCACGTCCGGGACGTGCGCTCCGGCCTCGTTCTTCGGATCGGCGCACTCGGCGATCTCGGCCATGAGGAGCTCGAGCACCTCACCGATCTCGATGCGGCGGGCGTCGTCCGCCATTTGCTGAAAGTCGTCACCCAGGCCCAGAAGCGGCATCGCTAGTTTCCGTAGTCCACGGCGACGAGGCGGCCGAGGTGCTCGCGAGAGACCCCGCGCGCGTCCTTGCCACCGAGCCACCCGAAGCTGTCCGCCTTGATCTCGGCGGGGATCGCGGAGGCGCGATAGGTCTCCGCCACGAACGCCTCCAGGTGGCGGACGTGCTCGGCGTAGCGCGTCGGCTCCTCGATCTCGTCCGGCTCCCCGATCGGCTCGCAGCGCGGCATCACGAGGAGCCACCCGCCCGGCACGCCGAAGAGCACCGGGCAGAGCCGCGGATCGCGGGTGTCGCGCCACCATTCGCGCTCGATGCCGTTCGCGATGAGGCCGCGGAGGAACGGACGCCAGCCGTAGCGGAGGTTGGGGAGCTTCACCGCCCACCGCCCGACGAGGATCACGGTGCGCGTCGCCCCGTGGAGCACGCTCACGTAGGCCTCGGAGCTGCGGTTGTCGATCTCGATGATCGGCTTCATCTGTCCCCCGCAAAGCGGTAGCCGGGCGGCAGGATGAGCCCGTGCGGCGTGTAGCGGCCATTCGGGCGGGCGCGGCCCTTCGTGAAGGGGTCCTCGCGATCGCCGGGGAGCGGCTGCTCCAGCACGTCCGGCGTGGCCGCCATGCCATGATCGCCGTAGATCCCGCGGACGCGGTTCGAGTCCTCGAGGCCCTCGTGGACGTACTGCGAGCACTCGCACCGGGGATGGTGGCACGCGCCCACGAGGAGCTGCCCCTCGCGGCCAGCGGCGCGCGAGCCGGCGTCCGCCCGCGCGCGTCGGTGCTCGGTGAGGTCGTGCGAACAATGGCGCCGGCTGCACGGCTGATAACTACCCACGGCGCGCCCCCGTTCCGGCGCAGAGTCCTCGTCGGTCGATGTGGCGGGTGGGGCGCTCCGGGTCGATCGGGTCGTAGACGCCGAGCCGGAGCGCGATCTGGCGGCTCATCAGGTCCAGCTCGCGCACGTCCTCCTCGGCGATCGCCTCGGTCATGCGCCCGTCGTCCTCGAGGGCGCCGTGCGCGATGCGGTAGACGATCCAGGGGTTGCCGATCCCGAACGCCTCGAGGAGGTAGAGCGCGGGCCGCTCGGTGAGTGGCCCGTTCACGGTGCTACCGCTTCGTCGGCAGCCGCATCGGCCGCTGCGTCGGGCCGGTCGGCCTCTTCGCCGGGAGCTTCATCGGCGGCCGGAGCTTCTCGGGCTTCCTGGCGGGCGGCGCGGCGGGCGTGTAGGCGAGGGTCATCATTGGGCCGAATCCTTACCCACTCGGCCACCTCGTCGGGTGGCCCCACGAGAAGCTCCATCGTGGAGTCGGGGAGGGCCGCGTTGCGCGCGCCCACGATCGAGCTCACGCGATTGTAGGCCTCCTCGCTGCTGCCGGCGCGCACGTGGGCCGCGAGCGGGACGCGGTAGATCACCTCGTCGCTCACGGCATGATCCCTTCATCGAGCGCCTTCTGGAGCTCGATCTGGAGCGCCCCCACGTAGTCCGCGAGATCGCCGGGGTGGACCCGGCGGAGGTGCGGGAAGTTGAGGCCCTCGGTGCCGTCGATGCGGCGGTTCATGGTGCGCCAGTCGAGCGCGGCGAGCATCGCCTTTCCGGCGAGGAGCGCGAGCTGGTTCTCTGCGCACGGGAAGGGGCCGCGCTGGTATCCATCGAGCCGATCGAGGAGCACCTGGAGCACCACATCGAGGCTCGTCCCGTTCACGCCTGCCTGGAGCACGGGGCCGTCCTGGAAGCGCACGAAGCCGTATGCGGCCTCCGACTCCCAGGTGAGGGGGTGCGACTCCTCCGGCTGATTGATCGGCCCGAAAGCCACAACCGTAGGCGTGTCAGTCGCTTGGATGCTCGGTCTCTGCTGCTGATCCATCGGCCTCCCCCGGTCGATCTGCTGGCGGAGCCTCGAAGCCGTGGCGCGGAGCGTCGCACGGTGCGGGCTTGCCTTTGCAACGCGCGTGCTGCGCGCCGTCTGTGAGTGGCTGGTTCACGCCCACGGGATGCCGAGGCGGGAGCCAGGGGTGACGCGCGCATACGAGCCCGTCGTCGCAGCGGTCGAGGATCGTGGTGAGAAGCTCGATCGCGGCGACGCCGTTCCCAGCGTAGCGCGGCGCGTAGTTGACGAGCACGGCGACGCCCGGCAGCTCCGGGTGCTCTTCGATGCCGCGCTCGGTGACAGAGCCCTTGTTGATGAGCTCGAGGAACGCCTCGAACTCCTCGACGCCCGCGAAGCCAACGTAGACGTTGCCCTCTTCGTCGGTGCGCGGCGGGAGAAGCGAGGCGCTGGGCGGAACCCAGAGCGGGGTGAGGGTGTCGGGCATTAGTCCACCTCGACGCGGCGCGCTGCGCGGATCTGCGTGTGCTGGTCGCCGCGCGCTCCGCACTCGGGGCAGCGCTCGCCGAGCACGATCGGCACGGCTGCCTCCTCGCCGGTGATCCAGTAGGTGAACGGGTGGTCCGTGATTCGCTCGTCGGCCATTAGGCGGCGTACCCCGACTGGCCGAGCGAGAGCCCCTGGAAGCTCGCGCGGCGCGCGCGCTCCATTTCGTCGGGGAACCACCCGCCGAGCCCGCCCTGGTCCTTCGGCGTCTCGATGTAGCCCTTCGTCATGGCCTGCTCCGAGGGGAGAAGCTGGAGGAAGCGCCCGTAGTCGATCGGCGCGGTGCCGTAGGGTCCGAGATCCTCGCCACGGCCGCCGAACGCGGCGCCGCCGCCCTGCGTCACCTTCGAGACGAACGGCGCGTCCGCGTAGCCGCCCGTCACCCCGCCCGTGGCGTAGTGGGGGAGCTGCTGCGCGGCCTTGCGCGCCTGCGGGCCGGCGGCGTTCTCGCCCTGGAGGGGCTTCACGAAGATCGGCGCCCGGCTCATCACCATTTCCGGGTTCGCGCGGTTGCCGCGCTGCGGGTCGCCGACGACGGCCGCGTGCATCCCGCCGCCGACGTGCGGGGCCTGGCCGCCGAACGCGAGGAGGAAGTTGCCGTTGGCGTCGGTCGGCGAGGGCTGCCACTGAGCGCCCGCCGCGATCTCCCCGGCGTCGAACTGCACGCCATTTGAGCCGTCCGCCTTCGCCACGGTGTCGAAGCCGGCGGTCGTGTCCGGGCCCTGCGCCTGTGCCGCCTGCTGTGCAGCGATCCCCGCCATGCGGTCGTACTCGTCCTGCGATGCGGAGTGCCACGAACCCGTCGGGCTCACGCCGAACGGGTTGGAGGCCTGCTTCTCGCCGTCGATGTAGTAGCTGCTGCCCTGCTGCGCCGGAGGCGTGAGCTGGAGCTGGCCCGGAGCCGGCATCGGGGCCGGGCCGCCCACGGTCGGAGCCGGTGCGCCCGGCGCCTGCGCGCCCACGGTGGGCGCCGGCGCCCCAGGGGCGTTGTTCACCACGTAGTTGTAGCGCAGCCAGTCCTCCGGGCCGGAGCGGCGCGTCTGGAGGTCGAGGGTGGCGAGCTGATGCGAGGCCGCGCTCATCGCCTGGTTGAACGCCGTATTGGCGTAGTCGAGGCCGTAGCGCTGGAGGTTGAGCCCGTAGTTGCGGTTCGCGTCGTCGCGAGCCGCCTGGAGGGAGAGCATGGCGAGGTTCGGGCCGTAGCCCGTGCCGATGCCGAGGGCGCCGTAGTCCGAGTAGCCGGCGTTGTTGAGCCCTGCCTGGCGCGTCTGCGCCAGGAGGTTACTGATGTACGCGGCGAGCTGCTGAATGTCCGCGCCGGTGAGCGTGGTGACGGGTGCCCCTGCGACCATCTGGCCCTCCTTGCGGGAGTGTAGCGCGTTCTAGGCCGGTGTGCGCGCCCGGAACACGAGCGGCCCGTACACGGTGATGTTGCCGCTGCCGTCCGTTTGGTACACGTCGAGGACGTGCTCCACCTCGACGGTCGGATCGAGCGGGTCGCCCTCGAGCTTGAGCGTGTCGGCGTCGGTGAGCGCGATGCTGATCGCGCGCGATGCGGCGTCGGTGATCGTCGGCGTGAGGGTGAGGAGCACGGCGCGGCCTGCGCGGCGACGGATCTTCGCGGAGTAGGTGTTGCCGGCGATCGAGCCGGAGCCCTCGAGCGTGAGCGGGATCGTCCAGTCCTGCCCGCGGGCCACCGTCTCGGAGATCGTCACGGTCGGCATGGCTCGCCTCCTACTGACTCACGGCGATCGTCACCGCCGTGGCCGTCGCCCCACCGGCGAGCTGCACCGAGCTCGTGGAGCTGGTGCCGCTGGCGGTGCGGCGCGGTGCGGCAGCGGTGCCAGTGAGCGTCGTCACTGTGCCATACCGTCCGCGACGCTTTGCAGCGCGAGGAGCGAGGGGCCCTTCGGCGCAGCCGGCGCCGTGCGGTCTGGGATGATCGGTGCCTCCGGGCGGCGGAGCGTCGGCGGTCCACCCACGCCCGCGTATGCCGGCGCGTTCGGGAGGTCGGCTGCGGTGACGCCGAGGCCCGGGATCTCCGGGAGGGCGCGGTCCACGCCGGCCTGCTGGTCGAGGCCCCTGAGCATCCCCAGGGGGTCCACGGTGCGCTGCCCGGTGAAGTTGAGGAGCGGCGCGTCCGGCGCGATCCCCGCGAGCTTCGCGAGGCCGGCCTGAGCGGCGCCGAGGTCGTTCGCGGAGAAGCTCGTCTTGCCGGCGGGCGCCGCGTAGCCGGAGGCGGCCGCGAGCTGCGTCTCGGCGTCGGAGGCGCGGAGACGGTTCTCCTGCTGGCCCTTGAGGATGCGCTCGATCTCCTTCACGGCCGTGTCCTGGTTGGCCTGGCCGATGCTCACGCGCTCATTCACGAGCGAGAGCGCGTCCTGGAAGCTCCGGGAGAGGTTCGCGTTGTTCGCGTTGGTCGCCGAGACGACGCCCGCGTACTCCTGGAGGTCGAGGGCGTTGAGCTGGGCCGCGTAGTCGTTGCGGACCTTCTGATCCTGCTGGTGCCAGAACGTCGCGAGCGAGGCCTTGAGCTGCGGGTTGCGCTCCACCTCGGGGTCGCTCACGTCGAGGAGCGTCCCGTCCGGCATTTCGAGGATGCCGAGCTCGAGCTGCTGCGAGAGTCGGGCGTTCTGCTGCGCCGCGATCGTGGAGGTCTGCCACTCCTGCATATCGGCGCGGTACGCGGCCATATCGCCCTTGTAGGCGGGGTCCTTCGGGTTCGGCATGGCGGAGAGGTTCGCCTGGAGGAGCGTCTGCCAGCCCTGGCTCATGCTCATCTGCTTTGGCTGGGCCTGCCCGCCCATGAATGTCGGCTGCCCGGCAGCACCCCACGAGACGCCGTAGGGGTTGTTCGGGTCGGTGGCGGTGGTCGTGGGCGCGGCCTTCGTCTCCACGCCGGAGAGCGCGATCGGGCTCTTGCTCGCGTCCTTCGCCTTCTGCTCCTGCGAGGCGCCGAAGTCCTTTGCCGCCTGCGTGACGAGCGGGGCGAGCTGGTCGGCGGTCGCGCCGGCGCGCGATCGGCGCACCACCTCGTCGCGGAGCTCGATGCGCTTCGCGTCCGGGACGCCCTTCACGCCCGACGCGCGGATCGTGCGGTTGACGAGGGCGAGCGCCTGGTCCTGAGTGAGCGGCGTAGCCATGCTAGCGGCCTCCTGTCACGGCCGAGGGGTACTCGGCGGGGCGCCCCACTCCCGGGCCGCCTACGGGCACGGGAACGGGGCTCGTGAGCGCGAGCTGCGGGAGCGGCGGCGCCTGGAACGGCGACGCGCCACCCACGCCGGGCGGATTCGGGACCGCGACGGGCGCGGGCGCCCCGAACTTCGCGGAGAGTCGCTCGAGGTCCTTCGCGGCCTGCGGGTTCTGCCAGAACATCGGCGAGCCGGCGTCGCGGAGCTGTACGAGGTTCTCGTACACCTGGGCGTCCGGGAGCGGGTCGGTGCCGAGCGGGTGGCCCGACTCATAGAACGCGCGCATGAGGTCGTCCTGCACCTGGCGCGCGAAGTCCTCGAGCTCCGCGATGATCGGGTTCCAGAGGTCGGCAGAGAGCGGGCCGGGGTGCTGGCGCGACATTAGGCGGGCATCCTTACGCCCTGGTTCATGGGCTGCTGGCCGCCTCGCGCGCCGTTTGCCACGGTCTGCGCCGGCGACTGGCCGCCGGGCGTCTGCCGCGATGCCTCGGCGCCCTCACGGCCGATCGTGGAGGGCTGCGGCGCCGGCGGCCCCATTGGGAGACCACCGGCGCCGCCTACACCGCTCCCCCCGCCCGGGGGGGTTGCAGGAGGAGCCAGCTCGGGGAAAGCGTCGCCGATCACGCGCTGGATCACCGCCTGCGTGATCGCCTCGACGATGCCGCGCTTCGCCTGGTCCACGATGATCCCGCGGTCCTCGGCCTCGAGGTCGTCGATCACCGAGCCGTAGGCGATGCGCTGCACTGTGCGGTGCTGGAGGTAGCCCTCCTTCTCGCCGTTGATCGCCCACTGAGTCACGGCCATGCGCTGCGCGTCCGAGAGCGGGTCGATGGTGACGCGCGTGGGTACGTCCGTCACCTCGTCCGGGTAGAGCGTCACGTACTCGAGCGGCTGGCCGTCCGAGCCGCCGGAGGCGACGGTGACGCCGAAGCCGCACACGTCACGCACGAGCGCGCGGGCGAAGTCGAGGATCTCGCCCATCGTGCGCTGCTTGTTCTTGAGAAGCTGCACGTAGAGCGCGGTGGCGGCTGACTGTTGCGTGTTGAGGGCGAAGCCCGAGGCGTCCGCGCCCGGGCTCTCGCCCTGCGCGATCGGGTTGAGGCCGCTCATGTGGAAGTATTGGTTGAGGAGCTGCACGAACGCCGGGTCGATCTGGCCGCGGAACTGCCCGAACGCATCCGCCACGGTCTGCCCGGGGCCGAGCTGGGGCGGGTGCTCCGGGTCGGAGAGGTCGATCGGGACCGGGTTCCCGCGCTGGTCCACGAGCGGCGAGCCGTTCTCCGAGGTCTGCACCACGGGGAACGGGCGGCCGTAGGAGAACTGATTGTCCTCCCAGAGCGTGAGGAGGTCGTTGAGCACGGTCTCGTGCTCGAGCATCCCGAACGTCACGCCGCGCAGCATGTAGCCGCGGTATGTGGAGCTCGTCACCTTCCCGAACTGGAGGAAGATCGGGCAGCCGGGGAGGCCGTGCGGGATCGCCTGCACGCACCGGCCGGCCACGTACTCGACGAGCCAGTAGTCGTCGTAGTAGCGCAGCACCTCCACCTGGCCGTCCTCGTCGGGGTGGCCGTCGTACGACGCGATGCGCCAACCGTTGTGATCGGGGTTGCCGATGGTGTCGGGGTCGGGGAGGTGCGCCTGTTCCCAGGCGTCGTCGTCGAGGGAGTCGGCGAGCTCGCCGTATACCTGGCGGTAGTCCTTGAGCTCCGAGATCAGGACGGCCGACGTGGAGCGGTTGCCGTAGCCCGGCTCCCAGCGCACGGTCGTCGGGTCGAGGGCGCGCACGCCGAACGGGAGGCCGTAGGCGCGGAGCTCGGCCTCGGCGTCCGCCTTGTCGGCGCCGCTCATCCCGTCGATGCGCTCCGCGAGGTCGGCGTAGCGGTCGTAGTCCTCGGTGAGGAACACCTCGTAGACGCCGAGCGAGGTCTCCACGGCGGCGTCGTCGCCGCGATCCCAGATCGGCATGACGGACTGGCGCTCGAGCGCCTCGAGGAGCTCCTGGCCCCACTTCGTTTGCTTCTCTGCGTAGCTGCGCGCGGTCGGCCGGTCGCCCACCGGCGGGACGTAGACCTTCGGCCGGTTGCGGGTCATCAGGGCGACGACGCGGGAGATCTCGTTGTCGGTGAGGTTGGTGCGGAAGCGGTGCAGCTCGTCGTCGTCGATGCCGAGCTTGTCGCGCCACTTCGTCGGGAGCTGGTCCTGGTGGAAGCGGTTGGCGCGCACGTCAGTCACGAGGCGCATCCACTCGCGCGTCGTGCGGTCGATGCGATCGCGCATCGTGAGGAGGTCGCCGAGGGAAGGCTGGGGGTGGCGGTCCGGGAGTCGGCGCCGGCGGATGCGCTGCCTTGCCACGCGGCCCTCCTTCTCGTGGAGTCCTGCGCGGCCATACGGCTGCATCCGTCTCGGGCGCGAGCATAACAGAAACGCCCCCGTTCACACGAGGGCGCGTCTGGAGGCGTCGGATTGGTGGTGACGCGGCAGTTTCTAACGTTGCAACCGCGACACTTCCCCGGGCATCCCCGCCGGTGGGTGTCCCCAGCCGACTCCTAGCCTCGCCAGCACTCTAGCACGCCCACCGTTCGAGCGCCCCCGCCGAGCGCTCGAACGGCGGGCGGTGGCGGCTAGTTGCCGGCCTGCTCCGCGTCCGGCGTCTCAGCCTCGGTCTCGGTCTCGGTCTCGGTCTCGGTCGGCAGCTCAAAGGTGCCGGCGCCGTCTGCCTCGCGCGCCGCCTCGGCGGCCTTCGCGGCGACGACGCCCAGAGAGGCCTCCTCGTCGGCGGTCAGGGGCTCGCCGGCGGCCTGCTTGCGCTCGATCTCGCGGCGGAAGAGCTCGCCCTGGATGAACTGCTCCGCCTCGGCGCCCGTGAGTCCGCCCGGGACGACGATCGCGGGCTGCTCGGCGCCCTCGGCTGTGTTGTTGTCGATCTGCTCGTTCATGGGTTCCTCCCGGTGTGTGCGTGCGCGTTGTGCGTCCGTGACTCTAGCGGCGGGGCGGGCCACCGTCTAGATCGCGGTGGAAGCTCTCCGCCCAGCCTTCGGCGCCGCCGCCCAGCCGCACGAGGGCGGGGTAGTGGAGCACGGCCGTTTGCCTCACAGGGGTGGCGGTGACGTACGCCCGCTTGACTGCCAGAATCGCCAGGCCGGAGCACCCCGGGCAGGTGTCCGCGTCGTGTGTGTGGGGGCGCATCCGCTCGAGGCTGAGTCGGTCGCGGAGCTCTTGCTCGCGCCAGGATGCCGCGGTGGCCCCGGCCTTGAGCGCCACCGTCACGCCGAGGCAGAACATCACGATCGCGAACGCGATCGCCACCCCTACCGTCGTCTCGATCATCGCCTACCCCCTGATCTCGCGGGTCTCGAACACGCCTTCGAGCCCCGGCTCTTCCATCACCATACGCGCGTAGCGGCTGGTGTAGTGGTCGTTGAGCTTGAAGGGCTCCCGGCCGTCCGGCCGCACCGCGAAGTCCCAGCGCATCGCCTCCCAGAGTGTGCGGATGCCGAAGCGGAGGCCGCGCGCCCGCATTTCCCGGGCCCGCCGCACGAGCTCCGCGAATACCTCGGGGTGCGCCGCGTGGAACGCCTGGAAGCGCGCCTCCGTGCTCGCGCTCCACTCGAAGATGCTCACCTGGCGAGCGAGCTTCTCATCGGATACCTGGTTCATTGGGGCCTCCACTCCCGCGTCCATTCTCCGTTACCTCACCGTGACAGTCTGCCCGCCCGCGGGGATATCCTCCGCGCGCGTGTAGCCCTCGGTCCCGTACAGCACGCTCACGAGTACGTCGTCGTCCACCTCGATCGGGTCGTCAGAGAACGGCTCGCCGGGGACGTTGGGCTTGCGCTTCCACTTCTCGATCTCGAACCGGAAGCGCTTGCACCCGCCGATCGTGTGCGGCTGCTTGTCCATCGCCCCCTCTACCACCATCGGGCGCTCCAGGTAGTAGAAGCGGGGGCGCCCGTCGCCCTGCACCGGGAGGAGGAATCCGAACTGCCGGCGGCGCTGCTTGGCGCTGTTCGGCACGCGCGAGGCCATGCGGAGGGTCGCCATGCCCGCGCGCCGGCGGAGGGTCTGAAAGTACGTCCGCTCGTCGCCGTCCATCGTCCAGTTGATGTTGAAGCCGAACACCGTGTGAGCCTCGTCGATCGCGAGCATTTGCTTCTCCTCGACGTTCTGGCCGCGGTCGTACCACTCGTACACGAGCACGAGCCGGTTGGAGCTCGTGAGCCCCATCACCGTCACCGCCGAGTAGTGGGCGGTCTCGCCCTCGCCGCCGAAGTCGAGGCCGCCGTAGTAGGCCACGAAGCGCGGGAGGCCCTTGTAGACGTAGGCGTGGACGGCCGGGTTGAACGCCGGGTAGATGAGCTCGGCGGCGTCGTTGAGCCGCTGCATCACCTCGACGAGGAAGGACTCGAGGCCGTAGGTGTCGAGGAGGCCCTGCACGCTCGGCTGCCCCACGGGCGCCTGTACCGGCATCGCGTCCCAGGTGGGCTCGAGGTCGTCGCCGACGAGGTTCCAGCCGCCGTCCTCGCGCGGGGCGATGTTCCGCTTCGGGTCGAAGTGGCGGAGGGCGGCGTGCGGCCCGGAGACGCGGCGGCGGATGAGGAAGTCGGCCGAGCCGTCCGCGAGCTTCGTGAAGATGCCTGTCCGCACGACGAGGTTCTGCACCCCCAGGAACGCGCAGCCGGGGCCCTGGAGCGGGAGGATCGCGCGGGTGAGGCTGCGCTCCTTGCGCTGCGAGACCGAGGCGGAGTCGGTGTCGCGGTCGAGGTCGTCGAACGCGATCACGCGGGGGCGGAGGTTCTCACGGCGGGCGCCGCGCATACCGCGATCGAGGCCGGCGGCGTCCACGGTCCAGCCGTCTCGATTCCAGAGACGGGTCCGGCGCCACCCGCGTTGGTTGCCGTAGCGGCCGACTTGCTTCTGGCTCATGCCCGGGTAGGCGTCCGAGAAGCGGTCCGACTCGAGCATGGTCCCGATGTTCTCGACGTGCTGCTCCGCCTGCACCTGAGTGTCGCCGACGTAGACCGCGTAATCGCGCTCGCCCGGCACACGCTCGAGCCAGTGGATGAGCTCGAGGTGGAAGTCCGCGAACGGGGTGAGGTAGCCGTGCGTCGCGCGGCCCACGTAGTCCGGGAAGAACTCGCGGACCCAGCGCACAAAGTCCTTCTCGAGCTCGCCGAGGGTGGTCTGGGTGCCGTCCTCCATCGTCCAGGGCTTGCTCACGTACTGCGGCCGGCCGCGCGTGCCGAGGTAGACGAGGCCGAGCTCGATGAGCGTCGATTTCGTGAAGCCACGCGGCCAGATCGCGATGAACGCGGGCGGGTTGGGCGCCTCGAGCTGCTCGGGCGACGTGGGGGCGGGCGCGGTCGGCGCCGGCGGGCGCGGGCGCTCGCGGGTGATGCTCCCCATACGGATGCGGCCCGTGAGCTGTGGGAGCGAGAGCATCATGGCAGGCGGTACTCGTAGACGGTGACTCCGCGCGGCACAGTGGGGCATCGGCGGCGAGCCACACCACGCTTCGCGACAAGCCCGCCCAGCACTTGCGACAAGCTGGAGTCGGCTCCAAGCGCCTCTCGGATAGTCCTCTCCGTCACCCACGTTCCAGCGTCCTGGATTACCTGTAGCGCCCGGTCTGCTACGAACGGCGTCATGGTCGCGAGCTCTCCCACCTAGCCCCTCCTCACATGGCCGCCACGCTGCCAGCGCGAGCTCGGCCGCTTGCGGCGCTCGATCGCGTCCTGGCACGCGCTACAGGCGTCGCACTCATCGTAGCCGGCCTCGAGCGCCTCCTCCGGCGTGCCCCAGCGGGCGTAGGGCCAGAGGTAGGCGTACTCGGGCGCGGTCGGGATCTGCCCGTGGTGGTACGCACGGCGCCCACCGCCGCGGGCGTCCGCATCCCACCACCACACGAAGCCCTCGAGGCGTGACAGGTAGGGAAACGCGGGCGGCTTGGGGGCGCGCGAGTCCGCCGGCGGGCGCTCCCAGCTCTCGACGCGATCCGGGATCGGGGCGTCCTCGAGGCGGTACTGGCGGCCGTCAGTCATGCTGTACCTCCCTCGGTGAGCTGGAGTTGCTCCGCCGGCGCCTCGATCGCCGCCTGGGCGCCCGGAGGCGGCGTCTCGCGGTCCACGAAAAAGAGCTTGTCCTCCCACCGCTTCACGCGAAGCGCTGCCGCCTGGGCGCGCTTGTCGTCCGCCTCGAGCTCGCCGGAGAGCACGAGGCGCTCCACGTCGAGGGCGAGGGCGAGGTTGCCGTAGACCTGGCGCTCGATCTCCCTGGGGACGTTCTCGCGGATGCGCTCGATCGCGTCGTGGAGCACGGCCGCCTTCCGGGTGACGGTGCTCAACGAGACACGGGTGAGGCGCGCGGTCTCGCGGAGGGAGTAGCCGAGGGCGAGGCAGCGCACGATCGCGCGCTCCTGGGGCGTCTCCGGCTCCCGCTGGGCCGGCTGCGGCTTCACCACCTCGCCCTCGAGCGGCTTCGCCACCTAGTCCTCCGGCTCCTGGTCGCCCTGCTTCACGACGAAGCCGGTGCGCATGGTCTCAATACCCGTGCGGACGTTGCCGAGGCCGGCCTCGAGGATGCCCTCGATCACCTCGCGCTGCTCATCCGCGCTCATCACCTGACCGACGCTCGCTCCGAGCGATATCACCACGCCCACCTCGGGCGAGTAGGCGACGAGGACGATCGCGCCAGTCCGGCCGAGTAGCTGCGGGATCTGCTCGGCGCTGATCGCGAGGAACTCCTGCGCCCACTTCCCGGGCTCCACGCCCATAGCCGCCAGGGTGGCGGCGAAGTCCGCGATACGCTCGTCTGCTGCCTCTCGGCCCGGCCTCGACTCGTCCATGTTCATGCTCGCAATCTAGGCGCTCTCGGGTGACGTGTGAAGGGGTGTAGTCAATCTGTATTCACGACGGCATCGTGCGGCACTCGGGACACGTCACCTCCGCCCAGCGCGCAGCGGCGCGAACCTGGGGGATGCGAGCGGCCCCGCACCTCACCGAGTAGTACGGGCGCCGTTCCGAGACGTAGCCCGCGTACCCGTTGCGCTTATGCACCACAAGCGCCGTGTCGATGTGGCCGAGCGAGCCGTGACCGCCTGCGCCGTGCTCGGTCGCCATGTGATCGGCGAGGTTCTCGAACGAGCGGCGGCAGTTGATGCAGAGCCCAGCCTCGACGCGCTTCACGATGCGGCGGCGGTCGCGTTCCGTCTCCGCGTGCGCCTGGCGTTCGGCATCGAGGGCGTTGCGAGCGGACTCGGCCGCCTTCTGCGCGCTTCTCACCTCGTCGCGCAGCGCATCCTCGACCGTGCGCCCGACGTAGCCCTGCGGGTGGCCGTTGGGGCAGTAGAACGAGCGGCGGTCGCGGAGCCGTGCCTTGTGGAAGTCTTCCGTGAACGCGAAGAGCGCGCCGCATCCAGCCTTGCAGCACTCCTCGACGTACATAGCCACGGCCACGCCCGTGATCTGGCGCACGTTCATCGTTGGCATGTTCTCCTACCCTTCCTCGCATCCGACGTGCGGTGATGCTCGATGATCCGCTTCTTGAGCTCCTCGGCCGTCGTCACCGCTGCACCTCCAGGGGCGGGAGCAAGTCCTCGAGGATCAGGCGCTCCTCGCGCTCGGACAGGTTGGAGAGCCCCTGCCGGCCGCGGAGCGGGTACGGCTCGCGGAGGGGCCGCACGTCCTCGAGGCGCCAGGCGAACCGCCCCGGGCTGTAGTCGCCGTAGAGCCGCTCGAGCGCCCCCACCTCGAGCGCTACCTCGTCGGTCGCCCGGACGCCGCTCACGCGCGCCACGGCGACGATCGCGCCGAGTGGCAGCTTCTCCGGCAATCGGCCGAGCTGGTGCTCGAGGGCGGCGAAGTCCCGGGCGTAGCCGGGGAGCGCTTTGGCCGCGTGAATCGCGATCGGGCCCCGGTAGCTGGTCCACCATGAGCGCGTCTCGTAGCGCTTGTGCCCCAGGGCGATCGCCGTGGCGTAGGGCTGGTGCAGAGTGAGCACCTTCACGCCTTCGCCTCGCATCCGACGTGCCGAAGCACGAGGTAGCGCATGTAGGCCACGAGCGCGTCGATCGAGAGCGGGAGATCCGGCTGGGGCTCGTTCCTGCCGCACCGCTCGCACCTTGCGATGCCGGGGCCCTGCACCTTGAGCCAGGGGGCCGCCGGATCGAGCTCGAGCTGGTCGAGCTGCACAAGGCGCTCCGCCCCGTACTCAGCATTGAGCCCGTGACTCACGATCTCGCGGACCTCCACGATCAGGGCCTCGGCGAGTAGCCTGTTGTCGGTCTCGATGCTGAACTGCGCGATCGCCTTGATGCTCACTTCACGCTCCGCAATCGCGGCTTCGTAGCCTTCGCGGCGCGCTTCGCTGCCGGCTTCGGCCGCGTGGGGAGCGCGGCCTCCACGATTGAGCGGTGAGCCGCGATCGCGCCGTCGTGGTCGTAGACCGGGAGCTCGCCGTCCTTCTGCTCCACCTTCGTCCCCAGCTCCACGAACATCGGCATCACGACGGCCACGAACGGGTAGCCCTCGTAGGAGTACTCGGTGAGCACGGCGGGGCGGTGCGGGGTGGTGAAGTGCCAGCGCATGACCCCCTCGTTGTGGTCGCGGCCGGCCTTCCAGGCCTTGAGCACGCGCTCCAGGAGGTGCGAAGCGAGCGCCACGGCTCCGAGCGATTCGCGGCCGTCCCACTCCGGGATGAGCTGGCGGTAGTCGGGGTAGGGCACCTGCACCGGCCAGGCCTCGTAGGCGTCCTCGATCGCGTCCGGCTGCGCTTCACGCGCGGGGACCGCGGGCGCCCCAGGCACGAACACCTCGCAGCGCACGGGGGCGCCGGGCTCCCACGAGAGCCGCACCCTGCGGCCCACGACGGCGCGGCCCTTCGGGATCATCCGGACGATCGCCTGGACGCCCTCGAGCGGCACCGTGACGCCCTCGAGGGGGCCGCTCACCTCCGCCGGCGAGGACTGCACGCCGAGGATATAGCCGTCAACTGCCGCGGCGATCACGCGGTCCTTCGCCAGGTCGAGCCTGACCGCGTTGAGGACCGGCCTCGCGTCGTCCTTCGCCGCGAACGGAACCGTGCGGCCGATGAGGAGCCGGAGATCGTCACACTCCAGCACCACCGCCGTCCGCTGCTGCTTTGCCTTCGCCATTTGCTAGATGCCTCCACTCGTGCGCCTTGCGCGCTTGCCCGTGATGCGCCAGAGGTAATGCCGGAACGCCGGCATCGTCTCGGGCCCGTTCCAGATGATCCAGGCGTACTCCGCCGAGTCGCTCCCTCCGTTCGAGAAGCTGGGGCGCGGCGCGAGGTCGCGCTGGTGCGTGCGCTCGTGCTGCGCCCAGAAGTCGTAGCGGTCGTCCGAGCCGAGGAAGTGGTCGTTCACGAGGAACGCCACGATCGGCGGCTGCGACCACGGGTTCGCAGCCGGGAGCGCGAGCGCGCGACGCGCGAACGCCTCCACGGTCGAGAAGGGCGGGTTCGCGATGATGAGGTGGTAGCCCTGGTCCGGCCGGTGCTCGAGGAAGTCTCCGACGATCGGCTCATCCGCCGGAACCATGAGCTCCGGGGCGTGTTGGCGGTCGAGCTCGATCGCCGTGATGTGGGCGTCCGGCCAAGCGAGGCGCGCGGCGCCCGCCAGCACCCCACGGCCGGCGCCGGCGTCGAGGATGCGGAGATCGCGCCACCTGGAGAAATGCTCGTGAGCCTCCAGCTCGGCGATGAGCGGCTCGATCACCCCCTGGGGGGTCTCGTAGAAGTCGCGGGGGGAGCGGGCGCCGGATTCGGGGTGGCGGCTCATAGGAGCACTCCCTGGGCTTCGTCGATCTCGCCGGCGGCGGCTGCACGCGCGTCTTTCCGGGCGCCAGCGATAGGATCCACGCGGTAGATCGCCTGCTCACTCAGATACTCGTGCGACACGTCGAGGCCGACGTATGAGCGCCCCAGGCGCACGGCCACGGCTCCGGTCGTGCCGCTGCCGTTGAACGGGTCGAGCACGAGCGATCGGCCGCTCGGATCGTCGTGATCGCACGTCGGAGCCCATCCGGTCGTCGTGCGCGGGACAACATGCTTCAAGGTAGAGCCCTCGGCTATCCCGGCTCGGCGCATCGCCTGGATCGAGTCGTCATACTGCCCGGCGCCGGCCGAGCTCCACGCTTGAAGAATGGGCTCGCCCTTCTCGATGATCCGCTCCCACGGAGCCCCGCACGTCCCGCACGCCGTAGGCGCCGAGCCGCCCAGGATGCACGGCTCGACGAGATCCTCCGGGTATGTGGCGAAGTGAGCGCCAGCGTATGGCTTCGTCGCGATCGTCCAGACGGAGCGCTTATTGCGGCCGCCTGCCGGTACGAGCTGGTCGGCGCGCAAGGTGTCGCGGCCGGTGATGTGTCCGCCCTCCCGTCGAGCCCGCGCCGCCTCGAACTTCGGGCGGCCGCCGTTCTGCGAGACGCGCTGGATGCTCGACTCCGCGACCGGCTCGCGTATCGCGTCGGCGTCGTAGTAGTAATCGTGCGAGTCCCACAGGTTGCGCCGCGTCCACCGCTTTACGTCCTTGCCATCACGCCGCATCGTCTCCACCCGCCATCCCGGCGGCTCCTCCGCTGTCTCCGCGCCGTCGTTGCGTCCGTCGTACCAGCGGTAATCGGGCGCAGGCTGCGAGCGCGTACCAGCGCCGTCGCGGTGCGTCCAGTAGGTGGCGTCCCCGCTCTTCGAGAGCAGGAACACGTATTCGTGGCTCTTGGTCGGTCGGTCGGTGATGCTCTCCGGCATCGGGTTCGGCTTCGACCACACGATATCGGACCGGAGATACCATCCGTCCGCCTGAAGCGCGAAGGCGACCCGCCAGGGAATCCCGATGAGGTCCTTCGGTTTGAGGCCTTCTTCTCGGATCGTCCCGGTCTGCTTCGCGACCTTCGGATGATTCGCAATCTGATTCCTGGAGAGCGTCTCGGCGTTCGTGCTGCTCTCGCGGTGACCTTGCGCGCCCCATGACCCGGCGTAAGAGTCGCCGAGGTTGAGCCAGAGCGTCCCATCCTTGCGCAGCACCCGGCGCACCTCGCGGAACACCTCGACCATGTGCTCGACGTACAGGCTCGGCCTCGGTTCGAGGCCGAGCGCCCCGAACCACGCACCGCAGTCGCAGAACGCTCCGCGCCCGGCGCGCTGTCCGTTCGCCACAGCGTCGGCATGCTGGTGCTTTGAGTCCGGCACCTGTCCCGGTTTGAGCGCTGGCTGCTCCACACCCCACTCGTGCGCGTGAGCAGCCTCACCACCCCACGCCTGCCGCTGCTCGCCCGCGTACTGGCGCAGTCCCCAATACGGCGGGGACGTGACGACGCATTGAACCGACTCGTCTCGGAGCGGTATCGCGTTCGCGCTCGCCTGGATGAGGAGAGACCGGCTCATCGCACGGCCGCCGTCTGCTGCTCGGCGCGCTCGTAGAGCTCCACCGTTTGCAGGAGCACCTCCGATTGCCGCTGCATGAGCACCACCTGTTCCTCGAGCTCGAGGATGAAGCCGCGGAGGCGCTCGGCGGTCGCGGCGTGCTCGCGGATGCGCGTTCGGATGCTCTCCCCCTCGACGATCGCGAGGTCGGGGCGCCCCAGCGCCTTCACCACCATCGACACGGCGTAGGAGAGCGTGGGGTCGCGCCGGATCATCGCCTCTGCCACGGCGATGTGGTGCCCGATCGTCGAGTGATCGCGCGCGAGCAACCGCCCGATATCCGTGTTGGCGTGGCCGCAACGGTGGAGCCCGAAGATGAACGCGCGCCGCGCGTCCACGATGCGGGCCAACTTCACGCGCCCCAGAAGGTCGGCGGGCTCGAGGCTGTACGCCTTCGCCGCCGCTGCGAGCGCTCGCGTGATGGGTGACTCTGACTCGGAATCGTAGGGCACGGTCTCGGCTTTCCGGTGCGCCTGGGTGGTCGCGGCGGATTCTGCTCCACACGTTGCGCGTTTGTCAACGCGCTCTCCATGATCGTCTCATTTCCATCGCTTTGCGATGAATGATCGCGGAGAGTGCGCGCCGGCAGCGGTCGCAGAGCGGGCGCGCGGCTCCGCTCGGTCCGTGGGCGGGGCAGTAGGGGCGCTGGCAGTTGCGGCAGCGGTCGGCGGCATCCTCGCGTGTGCAGCGGTGCGCCCCGCACCTCATCGCGCTACTTGCTCCACCACTGTTCGGGTGCGGGAGCGGGCGCTGGGGCGGCCTGGAGGGCGCTCCGGCAGCGTGGACAGGTGCGCGGGTCCTCGGGGTCGAAGAGGAGGAGCGGCGCGGCTGCGTCGCCTCCCAGCACCTTCACCGTGAGCCGGTCGCCCTGGCGGACGTACTCGGCGATCCCGACGCCGCACACGGACTCCGCCAGGTTGCGAGCTCGGCCGTCGTAGAGCGTGCGCCCGTAGGCGTGGTAGGGGCCGAGGTAGCGGGAGCCCCTGCTCGTGATCCAGTTGCGCGGGTCGGCGGGGGCGGTGCGGCAGAGCTCGCAGCCGTCCCCGTTGCAGTTGGCGCAACCGTAGCGGTCGCGCGTCACTTCGTCCGCACCTCCACCGGCGCGTAGCCGGCGGGCACGAACGCGCGTTCCGGCACGCATACCCTCCCGTCCACGTGCCAGACGTAGCCGGGGCGGGTGAGGCATCCGGCCGTGTGCGCGAGCACGAGGACCGCGCAGAGGGCGAACCCCACCGCGATCCCCGCGAGCCATGCCTGCGTCGAGTCGTTCACAGTGTCCCCTCCGCCCGTGCTGCCGCGATCGCCGCGTCCGCGTGGAGCTTCGCCTGGTCGAGGGCCCAGCGGCAGTAGTCCCGCACCCACTCCTCGAGGCGCGTCGCAAAGCGCTGGAACGTCTCGTGCGTGGCGAGCCACTCGTTGTAGGCGCGGCCCCAGATCCGCCCGTATGCCTGGTAGTCCACGGCTACACCTCCTCGCGGAGCGCGAGCATCGCGATCGCCGGGTGGCGGGTCGCCTTGCGGTGATCGGCGGCTGCCGTGCTGGCCGCCTTGCGGTTCTCGTCGGTGGCGGGGAGTTCACCCCCCCGCCAGCCGCACGTCGCGCGCTCGCACGCGGGGTAGACGACCTTCGTCACGACGGCTCTCCGTTCTGAGCCTGCGCCGCGCTGCCGAGCTCCACCTCATCGACCTCGATCCAGCCGACCTCGCCACGGAACTCGCGTTCCAGCGCCGTTCGCACGCGCGCCAAAAGGCCAGCGCCGGAAGTCTCATTCGCGTATTCACGCGCCTCCCGCCGTGCAACCTCCTGGTCTGCTGAGAATGTGCAGTTGGCGAGGTTGAGGCGGAACGCTAACGTCGCCGCCAGCAGCCAGTCCTCCGCGATCTCCGGCTCATCGGGCACGCGCGCCTCGTACTGCGCCTGCGCGCGAGCGAATCCATCATCTGCCATGTTTCCCCTCGACTCCGTTCCCCTGGGGGCCTCCCCCAGCACATTCAATGTATCACACGAGATACCTCATGGTATAGGGGTTTCCCCTATCTTTCGCGGACTTACCCACAAACGCGGCGCCGCATGATCCGACGAGCTCGATCACGTCTTGGTGAGGAGGGTGGTGATCTTCTAGTAGTAGTAGTGGTGTTGATAGCGTGGATAACCGCCTAGAGCCCTTGCGGGTACTTGTAAACGTCTGTTCGCGGCGTGTCGATAAGTCGGGCTTGGATGGTGGCAACTCTGCAACGTTCGCGCCGGTCGCCTTGATGCGTTCGCGACGCCCCGCCGCCCTCGCTGCGGTTATGCGCGCTGCGCGAACACGCTGCCCACAGCGTTATCAACGCCGGCGGCCTGCTGCGCGGCGAGCGCGCGGAGGGTGAGGGAGAGCGCCTCGCCGGTCGTTACCTGGCGCTGGCCGACGCGCACGACGCGCCAGCCGCGGAGCTCGAGCTGGGCGTACTTCTCGAGGTCGGCCGCGAAGCCGGCGCCCTGCTGGTGGCGCCCCACGGCGGCGCCCTTGCGGTAGACGACGCCCTCGTACTCGACGATCACCATGCGGCGAGGGAACGTCACGTCCGGGCGCCAGTCGCGCTCGTGGAGGTACTCGTGCTGCGCCGCAGCTACGTTGCCGAGGAGGTCGATGCACTCCACACAGACCGCGGGAGCCGTGTCGAAGGAGCGATGCCGCGCCTTGCGGTGCTCGCAGCACCATAGGGGGTGGATCTGAGCGAGGGCCGGTCCATGAGGCCAGCCCTCGCTCATCGCCAGGAGCGCGAGCTCGCCGGCGAGACGTTCCTCGTACTTGCTGCTCACTACGGCGTGGAGAGCGTGAGCACGTCGGTGTTGGCGAATACTTCGCCCGTGGCGCTCGGGTCCGCGGTCGGCACGTCCGGCATGGTGACGGGAGAGCCCCCGATCTGGTAGGTCGAGGTGGCGAGGCCGCCGAGCATCCCGATCCAGCGCGAGTCCGCGTGAGTGAACGTGTAGGCCGCCGAGCTCATGCCGATCGGGACGTTCTCCACGCAGAGAGTCGGCCCGGCGTCTGCCTGCTCGAGGACGAGCCGGGCCATTGTGACCGCGGCAGTCGTCACGCCGGTGTTGCCCTGGACGACGGGGTTGGCGCAGCCGGCCACGATCAGCACGCCGTTACCGGCACAGTTGATGGTGTTGTGGAGCACGAGCGAGCCGTCCGCCGAGCCGGAGAGCACGATCCCGTCCGAGGTGCCACCCCAGAGCCGGTTGTTCTGGACGACGGCGAGCGGCTCATCGATCCAGATCATGTAGCCGCTGACCACCTCGATATCGTTGTCCGCGACCACCGTGTAGAGGCCGGTCGCGCTGTTCGCGAGGACCGCGTGGGTGACGCTGTTCTCGATCTTGTTCCCCACGACGGAGACGTAGGTGGTGGTGTTGGGCGCGTCGGCGCCGCCGACGTGCACGCCCCAATAGGCGCCGCGGATGATGTTCCCGCGGACCGTCACGCGGTCGCTGTTCATCACCTCGATCCCGGAGTCGCCGCTGTCGGCGTGCCCCTGGACGATGTTCCCCTCCACCATGACGTTGAGCGAGCGCTGGACGCCGCCCTCGGAGGTCGTCTCGATCTTGATGCCCTGGAGCGCGTTGTCATAGCACGTGTTGACGGCGACGGTGGAGTACCGGCAGCCGGCCAGCGTGATCCCCGAGCCCTCGCCCGTCGTCGGGCCGTTGTCGGTGCAGGTGTTGTGCACGATCGTCAGGTGGTCGGAGTGGATCGCCCCGACGCCGTAGTAATCGCCGCCCTTGCAGACGTTCCCGGCGATCAGGATCTCCGAGCAATCGGGCCGCACAAACACGCCGTTGTCGCGGTTGTCCACGCAGTAGTTGTTGATCGCCCAGCACTCGGTACTCGGACCCGTCACGGCGCCCTCGAAGAGGATGCCGCCGGAGTAGCAGTCGTGAACGTAGCACCCCTCGACGGTGACGCGGGAGCCGGCGTCCACCCAGACGCCGTTGCATGTGATGTACGCGGTGCCGGTGTTGTCGGTGTTGGCCTTGTTGCCGTCTACCTGGAGGTGCGCGATCCGCACGTTCGAGGAGGAGATCACGGCGATGCCGTTCTCCTGGGAGTCGGCGGGGATCTGAATCTTCGTGCCCCAGCCGGAGCCGATGATCTGAATGTTGCTCTTGCCGGTGACGATCGCCGGCGCGTAGGTCCCGGGCTCGAGGATGATCGTCCCGCCGCCGCTCGGGAGCGCGTCGATCGCGGCCTGGAGCGTCTGGTAGGGGCCGGTGCTCCCCACCCCGAGGATCACGCCCGTGCCGATGGTGAGCGCGTTGGTGGTGAGGTCGCCCTTTGCTCCCAGGGCGAAGCGCGTCACGCCCGCATCGGACAGGAGGCGCATCGCCTGGGAGCTCGGGGAAATGTCGTACTCAACGCCGCCAACCTGGAGAAGAGAATCGGGCATCGCGGGCCTCCTTTTGCCCGCGATGGTACTCCCTCTTAGGGTTGCCCGCCTAGCAGCCGGAGGAGCCACCGCCGCCACCACGGCAGCCTCGGCGGAGCTGGTGGAGCTGCTGCCCTGGGAAGCGCCGACGTGAGGCCCCAGAGCCCGTAGAGCATCGCGTCGTGCGCGTCGTCGCGCGGGTCCTCAATCGCCCCGATGAGTGGCGGCGGCCAGCCGGGGAATATGAGCTGCCCGGCGCGGAGCTCCCCAGCGATCCGCTCGCGCGTGCGTTGTATCCGGTCCTGGAGGCGCTCCTCGTCGGTGACGGGGGCGATCGCCTCGAGCTCGGCGCGCCAGTCGATCTCGCTCATCGCAGCACAACCTCCAGCGCTGAGAGCGCCACGGTGAGGCAGCCCAGCGCGATCCCGGTGACGCCGAGCACGAGCTCGAGCCGCCCCTCTTCCTCGAACGGCCAGTCCGCCCACCGCGGCCAGCGCGACGGCGCTACGAGGACGCCTCCTCCGTAGCGGAGGGGATCGGCGCGGTCAGGTCGTCCAGGCTGCACTCCAGCGCCCACGCCAGCCGGTAGAGCGTCCAGCTCGACGGCGTTTTCTGCGACGCCTCGAGCCGGACCACCGCCAGGCGCGAGAGCCCAGCGCTCCTCGCTACCGTCGCCTGGTGCAGCCCCGCCCTCTCGCGCTTCTCCCGGGCGTGCCACCCGACGCGACGACGCAGCTCCAGCTCCGTCATTGTGTCCCCCACGATTCACCTCGCCTCTCCTTCCTCGACTCCGCGTTTGCTAGTAGCCCCGGTGCCCGCGCGCGCACGTGCAAGGGCGCCGGGAGTAGGTGCCGGGGCATTGTTCGTGCCGCGCCCCGGCTCCGATGCTCGCTCCGATGCAGTAGGCGGACAGGTTGCCGCGCGGCTGGTTTCGCGGGCGCTGCTGACGCTCCAGCTCGCGCATCGCCAGCTCGTCCTCGCGCCGGCGATCCTCGAGCTCGGCCCGGAGCCGGTCCAGCTCGCGCTCCAGCTCCCGCACGGTCTTCACGGCCGGTTGCCACGCCCACGAGCGCGCGGCGTCGCCTCGGGCTCCCCAGGGGCCTCTCCGGCGGTCTCCGCCTCCACGAGCGCCGCCGCCTCCGCGAGGATCGCGGCGTCGGTCTCGATCGCCTCGAGGATCTTGCGCTCATCCTGATCGGTGAGCTCCGCCGGCTCGGCCTCGACCACCTCACCCTCGAGGGGCGGCTCCGCCGCCGGGGCGGAGCGGTCCATCGCTGCCGCGATCTTCGCGCGCGCACGCTGGATCGCCTCGGCGCGGCTCGCGGCCATGTTCTCGGGCGTGTCCGTGTGGAGCTTCTGGAGCGTCTCGCGGTCGATGCCGAGGATCTCGAGCACCTGTCCGGTGCTGAGTCCGTGCGCCTCGAACGCCCACGAGAGCACCTCCTCGATCGTCTCGGGGCGCCCCCCTCGCTGCTGTTCGGCGCGGGCCTGCTGCGCGGCCTGCCCGGAAGCGGTCGGGCGCTCCTCGTCCTCCACCATTTCCTCGGCCGGGGTGGCCTCGAAGCCGGCCGCCGCCATGATGAAGCCGAGCCCCATGCGGAACGCCTTACCGGCTGCGCGCGTCTGCGCCATGCTCTTGAGCGCGAACGGCTCGCGGTCGAGCCACGTCTTTTCGTCGTAGGTGCACTCGGCGGTGCCGGCGGCGGCCACGAGCCCGTCGCGCATCACGAGCTCGGCGTCCGCCTCGAAGCCGCGGAGGGCGCCGTTGGGGTAGAGGAGCTCGCGCACCTCCACGGTGCGAGGCGCCACGCCCAGCATCGCGCCCATGAAGCTCCAGCCCTCGATCATCACGTAGCGCTTGAGCGTCTGGCCCTCGCGCTCCGCCTTCGCCTTGCGCGCCGCCGAGGCGAGCACCTTGCTCATGTTGTGATCGTTGATGAACGTCGCGAGCGGGCGGGCGAGCTGCTCGACGCGCTCAAGGATCGCCACGGGGTCGGACGTGCCGAACACGGTCAGGCTCGCCGGTGCCTCTTCGCGGACGGCGAGCGCGGTCTGATCCTGGTTGGTCATGCCTGCACCTCAATCGTTGCGCCGATCTGGGTCGGCTCGAATGTCACGCCCGTGTATGCGGCCACCACCTCGGCGCGAATCGCGTCGAGGCGCCGCTCGCGCTCGTCGTCGCCTACCTTCGCGAGCTCGGCGAGCTGCTCCGGCGTGAGGTCCTTGATCTCGAGATCAACCTCCGCCTCGATCTGCTTCTTCACCGCGCGCGCGTCTACCTGTCGCTGGGGCGGCTTCGGCTCCGGGTAGGGGGCGAGATCGTCGCGCTCGTCCTCGGGGAGCGCTGCGATGAACGCCTCCGCGTCTATCACCTTCACCTGGTACGGACGGCGCCGCGTCCGCACGTGCCCCACGGTCGGGATCGCGAGGGTGTTGTCCTTGCCGTGCGAGAGCTCGCGCTGCGCGAGGGCGGCCCGCACGAGGAACGTCTGCGCCTGCTCGCGGCGGGCGATGAGCGGCGCCTCGAGCGAGTCGAACTCCGCGATCATCGCCGCGCACTGGCGACGGATCACCTCGAGGCGGCGGCCGTCGCGGAGGTACGAGCGCCCCACCGCGATCACCATGCGCTCGGAGTCCGCGAGCAAGCGCTGGAGGCGCTCCTCGTGCTCGGTGGCGTCCGTCGCGCCGTCGATGATGCGCGCGGCGTCGTGCCGCGCGAGGTGGGCGAGCGCATCGAGGTGTTCCTCGGCCTCGTCGTCCATTGGAAGCGTGATATCCGTGGTATCGTTCATATCGGAGAGCCTCCACTCTCTACTGGCCCCGGCCCTCTTCTTCGTGTCGGGAGAAGAGGTGCCGGGGCCTCCTTCTGCCCGGACCGCCGAGCCGCTCGAGCGGTGCCCTTCGGTCCTGGGAGCATCCTAGCAAAGTATCTCACCGGATACAAGTAGCAATCTGCGCGGGCACGGAAAAGCCCCCCGAGGTGGGGGGCTGATCCGGGAGTCGAGGCCGAGTTCGATGCTACCCGAGCGGGGGCGCCGGTGGCAAGCCTGCCGGGATGCGATCGCGAATCTGCCCGGCGGTGATCCCCAGCGCGAGCCCCACGAGCACGATCGTCGGGAGCGCGATGTGGTCCACCTTGAGGAGCGCCTGGAGGATGCCGTCCGCGGAGAGCGCCCAGCACCATCCCACGGCTAGAAGGTCGGCGACGAGCGGCCACACGGAGGCGTTCGAGTCGCTGCTCGCGCTCCAGGTCCGATTGAGCGCGCCGATGATGTAGGCGTGCATCGCTCGCGCGAACGCCTTGATGTGGGCGGTGAGCGCGATGATCACGAGCGGCGCCGCCCCCAGCCCGATCAATGCCTGAATGTCCATCCCCGTAGTCCCTTCTCGGCTTGCGCCGGCTACTTCCCGCGGATCAGATCGCCGTCGCCACCGGCGAGCTTGTGCGCCTGGATCTCGAGCTGCTCGGCCCACGCCTCGAGCGCGTCGGCCTGCTGCCGGAGGAGTCGCGCATCGCGCCGCTTCACGGCCGCGCCCTCGAGCGGGATGCGGATCGCTCCCACGTCCACGCCGTCGCGAATGTCTGCGCCCATGAGGTCCTCCCGGAACATGAAGTCGTAGAGCTGGTGGCGCAGCTCCGGCGTGTTGAAGTCGTTCACGCGGTTCCAGCGATCGATCTCGGCGTGCGGCGGGAAGCGGTCCGGCTCCCACGGCCAGCCGAAGCGGCGGGCGCACCACACGGCGATCGAGCGGATCGCGATGAGCTGCTTCTCCGTGAGCGGCTGCCCGGAGAAGCCCTCCGCCTCCACGCCCAGCGTGTAGAGGTTGATGCTGCCACCCCAGCGCCCGCGCCAGCGCGGCCACGTCGGGGGCGCGGCGGCGGCCTGCGCGTCGGAGAGTCCGGCGTGGTAGCCGCCGTCGTGGAGGTCGAGGTGCTGGAGCACCTTCCCGTCGTTGATGCCGGTCGGGTCGGTGGGACTGCGCCCGAGTACCGTCCACGTCCAGGATGCGCCGAAATGGCCGTCCCGCGCCCACTGGCGGGCGGTGGTGGCGTAGCCCTCGAGGCGGTGGATCACGAGCGCGTCGGGCTCGCAGAGCCCGGCGTAGTAGGTCGGGTTGCCGGCGTCGTCGGCCGGCCGCCACGGGACGTACTCCGCGCCCGGGAAGATCTCCACCCGGCTACCCCGCCTTCTGTATGGCGTCCATCGCCAGGTTCGCGGCCATGAGCACCGCGCCGATCACGAGGGCCTGGAGGATCTGAGTGGCGCGGCGGGAGAGCGCGTCCATCTTCGCGTCGAGGGACACGCGCCAGCGCTCGGTATCGTCGAGGTCGTCCTCGAGGAGCACGAGCCGCTCCGCCGAGCTGAACGATTGCCGCTGATCGCGCCGTCGCATCCTCGATGGAATAGTCCCCACGGTGGTGCCCTTCTAGCCAGTCGCCACGATGCGCCAGCCGTAGGCGCCCGCGCTGTTGCGGAGGTTCTGATACGTCACGTCGGCCGTGGTCGCGCCGTCGCCCGGCACGGTCACGATCTGGAGCCAGTTGTCCGCGGAGGCGGTCGGGAGCGTCGCCACCTGGGGCGAGCGCGGCCACTCGCCACGCTCCGCGCCCTTCGTCCAGGGGTTGCGCTCGAACGCCTCGAGGCGCGCCTGGAGCTCGGCGATCTGGGCGGCGATCTCGTCCACTAGCGAGTCCTCCGCGGCGCGCGCACGCGCTGGTACTTCACGACGGCGACCATCACCGACTCGGCCGTACCGCGGAAGTGGAACTCCGAGAGTCCGAGGGCGGTCACGATCGCCGGCACGGTGCGGTGCAGCACCGGATCATGTACCTCGATCACCTGTCGGCCGCTCGTGCGGTCGGGAGGGCCGAGGTAGCCCTGGAGCTCGGCGACCATCTGGCGGCTGCCACGGTCGCCGGACGCCTGGCCGGTGTCCTGCTGCTGGTTCGGGCCGAGCACGAGCACGACGTGGCTCTCGTCGGTCGGCTCGGAGAGCACGAAGCCGCGGAGCGTGAGGTCGCGGATCGTCACCGCCACGCCCACCTCGCCGGTGCCCGCCGCGTCGATCACCGCGCGGAGCTGCACCCAGCGGCCGGCGGCCACCGCGTCGGGGAAGTAGAGCTCGAACGGGCCGGGCTCGTAGAGCTCATCCTGGCCGTCGTAGTCGATGAGCGGGACCCACACGCCGGAGTCCTCGATCTGCGCCTCGATGCGGACGCCGGGGTAGAGGCCGGAGGTTGCAGCGGCCTCGAGGTCGAGCCACCCCTCCACGCTCATGTAGCGCTTCACGGTCGCGCGGGAGGGCCCGTAGACGCGCCCCGAGGTGAAGGTGGCCCCCAGCGTCACGTGCTTGGCGATCTGGGGGTCGTTCGAGACGGTGAGGCCGCTGCGGGGCAGCTTGTAGGCGACGGGGTTCGCGGTGAGGCCGTCCGCCGAGACCTGGCACACGACGAGGTAGCTCGCGGGGTTCGCGACGCCCGGGATGCTCACCGTGATCTCGATCGTGACGTACTGCACGCGCGCATAGCCGCCGTCCGTGACGGTCGCGGAGATCACGAACCCAAAGTCTGCGGCGTTCACGTCGGACGGCGTGAGCGTCGTCCCCCAGAGGTTCGTCGAGCTGCCGTAGGTGGCGATCGTTTCGCTCGACGGCCATTGGGTGCTGGTATCGGCGAGGTTGTTCCCGGTGACGGCTCCGCCCTTGACGATCTTCACCACCGTGTCCACCACGTCGGCGACCTGGTAGGTAACGGCAATCGTGATCTGATCCACGTAGGCGGTGCCCGAGGTTGGGACCGTCGCCGCAACAAACGCCCCGAAGTCCGTATCGTTGACGACGGCCGGCGTGAGCGTGGCGCTCCAGGTGTCGGCGGCGCCGCCGTAGCTCGCCACGCCGTCCGAGGTCGGCCATGCGCTTGCGGATGCCTTGTTGGCTCCGGTCGCCGAGCCGCCGTCGTCCACGAGGCGCACCGAGTAGTCGATCACGTCCGCGGCGTCCTCGTAGTAGACCGTCATGGTTACAGACTGGATGCGAGCGTCGCCGTAGCCGGAGCCGGAAGCGTAGGCGCGCAGCGCCACGCCGAAGTTGCTGGCATTCACGTCGGCGGCGGTGAGCGTGTTGCCCCAGAGGTCGGCGGCGCCGCCGTTGCTGATGGTGCTCCAGGGCGTCAGGCCGTACCCGTAGCTGAGGCTCGTGGTCCAGTGGGTGCCGTTGGCGTTGTTGCTGCCGCCGATCGTGCCGCCCTTCACGATCTTTGCCTCGGAGAGATAGGCGGTGGCGCTGCCGGGGTAGCCGACGACGCTACAGTTGACCGTGACGACGACGCCGAGAATGGTCTTGCCGTTCGGGATGTTCAACGAGAATCCCGTGCATTTGAGGTACTGCGATTCCCCGAAGTAGCCATTGAAGTAGGCGTAGGTGCTCGAGGGGTCCGTGGGGGCGTGGTTCTGAATGGCGGTCGGCGTCGTCCATGCGGTGACGCCTGCGGATGCGTCGTTGGCGGCCGTGCTGGGGTACACCGTCGAGCTCGCGTAGCTCGCAACGCCGGCCGTCTGCTTGCGCTCCACGTCCACCTGAACGCCGAGGATGCTGGCGGCCGTGGGGATCGAGAAGCCGAAGTTGGAGGCGCGGAGGCCCTGCGTCGTTCCTGCCGTCGCGCACGTCGCGTAGCTGTTGTCGGATGCGGTGATGTTGCCGGGGTTCGTCCAGGCGTTCGTCCCGACGCTGGCGAGGTTGCCGCCGGTGCCGGGGCT